TTTTAGAACCTGCATAGATGCAATTCTGCGAGCTGCTCTTGCTCTACCCATTTTTAGCTTAGACTTAATCCTACGTGCTTGTCTGCCACGTGCAAGTCTCTGAGAAGGGGTTAGAGCCTCGTCAGTTTCTGTTGGGGGATTTGTTGAAGAATATTCAGCATCACTTCCAGCGCCTTGTCCACGACGTCTTTTGTGTGCTCTATAGTTAGTTAAGTCATCTTCGCCTGGGCGATAGTTGACTGTCATAAAATGCTTGAATCCTAATTTCTCTGCCATTAGTTTCTTCCCGGTTTATCCCATCCCTTTAAAATATCAGGCGAAAAGTTGTTGTACGAGAATTCCATTCTGTCAACAATCTTTACCGCATCACCACCAAGCTTATCAATTGCTACATAACCTTCAGGGCCTGTACTCCTGTAACCTGTTTTCGTTTTAACAAAGGTCTTCACATTAGATAGTTTATTTAATGTATTTATAAGTTTTAACTTTGCTAATACAATGTTTTTTTGTAGTTCGAACATTAATTTCAAATTATTTTTATTATCTTCTGAAAAGAATTCAAGGATAGCATCTAGTTTTTTCTGTTGTGCACCTTTACCTGCTTCAGATTTCCTTTTATCAATCTCTTTTTGATACTTGTCTTTAATGAACTTAATAAGTGCTTTTACTCTTTTCGATGGATCTGGTGGAAGCGCACCAGCACGTACATAACTATTTGAATGTTGCTCTACATGTTGTGCTAACATTGGATTCGATTCTAGTTGCTTGAGTGTAGAACTAGAAATCTTATTGAATATCTTTCCAGCTTCACTCAAGTATGTATTCACTTCGTCCGTCTCTTGTTTTGACATAGTGTAGCTTGTCATGTCACGTAACATAGCATCTTGTGACCAAACGTTTCTAGACTTACGCATCTTGGCAACATCTACACCGTACGACGCTCTCATTGTTTCGAATGTTCGTCCTTTGTATGTCGTGTGCCACACAATCCCCAATTTCGCCGATTTAATTTCTTTCGCTGCTGGACTTCCTGATGGAACTGCGTATACAATTGTATTGGGGTGGAATGTAATATATGATTCACCGCCGATTTTAGATGTTTTAACGTCTCCTGGACCGTACAAGAAGTCACCCTGTATTACTCCCTTTATACCAAGTTCGGGTAAGTGCTTAAGTGCGAGCTTAAGCTTATCAGCCAAATCCCCAGAAGTATCAGCATCAACATCTGCTGGTGTCTTGTAGACCTTGGGAGATTTGTTAAAAATACCTTTCTTTGCAACGAAAAATTTACCATCACGAGGATCAGTACCAGCGAAGATAGCAGGTGCACCATCCCACTTAACAGAAACAGAACCTGCATGTTTGCCTCCTAACATATCTCTTAATTCACGTAGTGCGTTGATAGCCTGACGTGTACCATTCACTCCACCATATATGACCTTATCTTCAATGTGGGTCATATGGGTATTCTTTTGTTCAGTAATATAGTTCTTGAAGTTTTCCATAGTTGTATTATACCGTCTTTCGAATTAAAAGTAAACCCATTAATCTTTTACTAATATTATATCAAAGGCAGCTGTTAGTCTAGCATTGTTTGATCTTACTGATGCTCGAACATCAATATCACTTTTTGCTGGAATTCTAATTGGTACTGCAAAAGGATAAAAATATTGACCGCCTGCGCCAGAGACCTCAAAACTATGACCTGTCCTGAATGCGTCTTGGCCAAAATATCTTACAAACATATCACCAGTTGCATCTGCACCAGATTGACAAGTCGCTGTTCCTTGTAGGAGAAATGCTGTATATCCAGCTGGAACTGTATAAATCGCCATAAGTGTCTGACCTTTACCGGCATTAATTCTTGCTACAGTTGTTCCGCCAGCGGCACCATATTCAAGATCAATATCTCCAACATTTATTGCTCCAGCGCTTTTAAAAGCACGGAATACTCTAATAAAAGTTTGTGTAGATAGGGTATCAGCTCCAGCAATAGTAACAGTATCTTCAACTAAATTATAATTTGCATCTAGACCTTGTATGGTAATTTGTTTACCTTCATCAGCGACATTGTTTCTTTCAACATTAACAACTGCTGCAGAAGAGAAAGTTGACCAAGGATAAAGTGTGTCATTCACGTCCCAGATTGTACCAGTATTATTAATACTCATAGAAGGTACAGCACCGAATTTATGCACTGACGTTGTATGAAGCACATTACCAGCTGCAATTTGTATTCCCTGGTGTTCAAGATATTGTGATGGAGCCAATCGAGGCATTAACCGTTTTCCTTAATATGATTCTCTAAATTTTTAATATATTCACTCATACTATGATCACTAAAGTTATCAATCTTACCTTTTTTAATACCCATCCACATACCACGGAATCTATCTTTTACTCTTTGCCATCCAGTCAATGGACGTACTTTTCCGTAGGCATTCATATAATGTTCTTCACCATCATGTCTGTAACCCATAATAGCAAATGGGACACGTGTAACAATATCGTTATTGTTTACCCAGCGAATATGTTTTGTTTTAAATTCTCTTACATATCTACCCCAACCAACACGAGGTGATCCAAACGTATAAAGTTGTTCAGGATCTGGTAACCTATCATCATAGTAACAACGTCCTGCCATGATTGTAGCCATTGCTGCACCAAGTGAATGACCACAGAACCAAAGAGTCTTTTTGGTTTCTTTTAGATCTTCTAGTACCATTGGCCAGAGATCATCTACCTCTGTTTTAAAGCCCTTATGAACTCTACTAATTGTTTCTGCTCTAACTGGTGTAGCCCTAAGATCTGCTTTTAAATCATTCCATTGATTTGGTTGTGTACCACGACATGCAATAACAATATCTGTATCATTCTCAAAGCGCCAGGCTTGCGCACCGTCTCTATTATAAAATTCTTTATCTGTAAATCCTAATTCTTTTAATTCTTCCGAACTAATTTCGTCTTGGTATGCTATAGCTGCTAGTTTAGCAAAAAGTAAAGATCTGTTATAAAGGCCACCGATCATCTATATCTCCTTTGTGTTTCTATTTTTAAGAGCTGTAGCCTTTGCTACAATGAAAAATCTTGCGCCACCAATGCCGAACTGATTTTTTGCCTGTTCTGGTCTTACATAGTAGTAAGGCTCGTAATCTCCCGTACCTACTTTGCCATGTAAAATAGTATGATTTGACGTAATAGTATAAACGGGTATTTTACCCTTATATCTTAATTTCTTTAATTTCATAGGGCCCTGATAAAGTACATCAATATTTTGGCGGGATGCTCCTCCTGCCCCCGCTTTGTATTCTTTACCAAATAAAGTTTTCAATTTAATATTTTGATCTTTAACTTTTCTCGCAAAGGCTGTTTTCATGGGGAATCGGGTTGCGCCAAGCGTTTTTAGTTCTTCCTTAACTGCATCAACAAAGCTTTCCATATCTTTAGAATTCTCACCTTTAAGCTCTGGCATACCTCCATACTGCTGGAAGTCGTTTGCTCTTCTCCCAACTTTATGCGAAAGCCAAAAGACCTCATTACCATTTTCGTCTTCCATATGGAAATCTGATTTAGGAGTGCCTGGGGTTGATTCGATGTTAGCAACCTTTTCGGTTTTTCTACCAATTTGAATAAAGATGTAAGGTACGGTATCTTCATCAAAAGCTTTCTGTAATTCTTTTCTGAAAGCAGTTAGTGCTTCGTCCTCACCTCTTACTGAGTATCCGGATGGTTTACCACCGAATTCTGCAGTCTTAGCAAGGTCAGATAATTTATAATTGCCACCGTCTGTACCAGCAAACCTAAGGTCATTTAGGCTTTTGCGATCTCCATTATCTAAATGTTGTCTTATTGCTTTGATTTGTTCGTCGTTCGAACGTATGGTAACTTGTTGACCGTTAGAAAGAATGAAAGGATCATTATCTTTTAGCTTTGCTATTAAAGTGTCTCCCCGACCCTCTCGACCTGGTTTTAAAAGTTCACCAGCGGTCAGTTTAACTTTGAATAGCATACCTTTCTCCATAAGATACTGTCTAAATTTTAACATCAGCTAACCCATTGAATTAAAAATTTACCTTTCTATTTATATAAAAAAAGAGCCAGACTGAAAAGTCTGGCTCTTTCTTCGCGTTCCTTAATTTTTTACAAGGACGAACGGACCATTTCCTTTGAAGATTTCTTGTGAGGGCTCTTCATTCCCACCTGCGTCTTAGTTTAACGTCGTCTTAGTTTAACGTCGTCTTAGTTTAACGTCGTCTTAGTTTAACGTCGTTTGCAGGCTTAACCGCGTTTATACTCGCTCGACAATATGTGTAGCAAACCAATCTGCATGTTCTTTATCCCCCATACAATAATCATGATATAGGAAATTTTTGATACGGTTCTTATAACGTGAATAGAACCGCCAGATTGGATTACCACCACCTGGACCACAGGGATCTTTGCAAATTGCAATAGTCATCCGATGTTTTTCAACCAGGTGTTCTAATTCCTCTTTTGGGCAATCCCAAGCAATATCAAGGTCGATGTAATATTTCATGGTGTCTCCTAATTGTTACTGTACTATTATGTCACAAAAAAAAGAGGCTGTAAACCCCCTTTTTCATTTTTTATCCAAATCTACTAAGATATTTCGCAATATGGTGAACCCATGGTAATAACATTATGGCCATCATAAGGTTCATACCGGTATGTGCCATAGCTATTCGTAATGTATCCCCTTTTGGTATACCATCAGATACTAAAAGACCGGCTAACCATATGGTGCCGGTTGTTCCTATATTAGCTCCAAGTACTGCTGCTATTGCTGCTGGTAGTGGAACTGCTCCTGAAGCTACTAAAGCTATAATTGCTGTAGTTGATAATGAACTTGATTGCCATAAGAGGGTCATGACAATACCACCAATAAACATATAGATCACATTACCTGTGAACCATGAGAGATGTTCTATATTCCCCATTGACTTCATACCACCAGAGAACGTCTTCAGCCCAATATAGAATATAACTAGTCCTACAAGAGCTGTAATTATGGGATTACCTAAATCCATTTTCTTTACCTTTTTCCAAAGTTTCTTAGACATTATTGTGCCTTCTGTTAGTAACTAATATAGTTATATCTATTTGAAATAGCGTAGAATTAACGTAACGGTTACGTTAAGTTTTACAGACCCAAAATATGTGCGATCTTGCGGCGATCCACTGGTAGGTTACGACCAGCATTCAGTTCGTCCATACACTGTTCGAAATAGAAAGCAGCATCTTCCTGACCTTCTTCCTCCAATAACTCTTTACATTCCCGAAAGAAGTTACGTAGATTCATTTGCTGCATGCCATTATCAAGACGTGCTGGTTTCCAATTACCTCTTCGCTGATTGCTCATTCCATCCTCCTTCAACAAGCATACGTTTGAAATTTGCGTATTGGTCTTTGTTCATTTCAAGTTTGGTACCACTACCAATAGGTTCTCCGCGGGTCAGTTGTTTAACTGTCACGCCCCACATATCCTCTTGGACGTAGTACACATGATCGTGGTTTGGGTGTATGTATTTCATAGCTCTATTATACCAAAGTTGTTTTGAAAAGTAAACCCAGATTAGGCAGCGAGCGCGAACTCGACTGCCTTTTCTGCTGCTTTGATTTTACGAAGCTGATTCTGACCGAACCACTGGCTGTGCAAGCGGTTGTCAGCGTTACGACCTTGTACGTGATCAGTAACAAAAGTGACGCTGTTGAATGCCTGCCACCAAGTACCTTCAGCATATTCTGCACCAGGCTGTGTTTCCAGAACATCATAAGCATTCTTTGCCTGACGAGAAATAGTTTCAAGGTTGATAACGTCCTGCTTATCTTTACCAGATGTGAGCGGGAATACTTCATTGTAGTACTGAATAAGAGAGTCTACAGAGAAGCGCTTAGAACCAAGGAACTGAGCCATTTCTTTGTACTTGGCAAATTTCTCGTGTGCAATACCAAGTTGTTCCTTTACCATATCTGGCTGGAACTGTGCACGGTGTCCAACCTTGACTGCACGTTGTGATTGTGAATCGAGTGCAAAGGTAAGGGTGTTGTTGCAGACTACACGGATTGGTGTGAAGCGAACGTCGATAGATTTACCATAGACGTGTGGGTTGCTGAAGAGCATGTAGGAATCTACCTGGTCACCACCGAATAGATCGAATGACTCTTTGACCTTAGCCAATGCCCAAACGTACTGACCATCACGTAGTGAGCCAGCTGTATGCATTTCCATATCACCAGCGAGTACGTACTCGTTGAAGAATTCGAATGCTGTTTCGTTTTGGCAAGGATGCCAGTCTTTACCAACATTAGTAAGGATCTTGCCGTCAGTTTCACGGATAAGTGATTTCTGACCAGTTGGCATCTTTTTGCCATTGAATTCTACAAATGATTCGACTTCATGAACCTTCCAGTCCACGCCAGCTTTTTCCATCATTTGCTGTGGGGTAAGATCGTTGCTAACCTTAGTACCAAGACCGTGCCAAGGAAGTTCACCTGCGTACGCCATTTGAGCTTTGCCATCGATCATTTCTACCATATGTGCCATAATATAAGTCTCCAGGTTTGTTTATTTGATATGAATATACTATCGCTATTCTAATCAAATGTAAACCCCCTTTATGAACTTTTTTTCAAAAAAATTACATTTTGTTCTTTTTCTCTATCATCAAGTTCATATTCAGATCTGTACTGATTATTTGCTTCAATGACTTCACCTAATACGGATAGTTCTATGTTACTAAATGTATATAAGGCAGCGGTATCCTTTGGGAAACATGCACCACCATATCCTTTTCTTCCATCTGGTCCTGGTACTTTTGTATGTGATGGACCAATACGAGGGTCACTAGCAATAGCGTTAGCGATAACGTTATACTTAGCACCATGTTTTTCGATTAAGTCTTTATATTGATTAAACCATAATACCTTTGTAGCAAGGAATGAGTTAACCCCATACTTTACGAAGCTTGCTTCTGGTGCAGTCATATGATATGCTGGTGCTGGATTACAGTTACTATGTTTTTTATAATATTCTTCAACTTTATTTGTGTATTCTTCAATACCACCAAGAATATGCATAGGTGGATTAATAAAATCGTTTGCAGCATTTCTTTCAGTAAGAAATTCTGGATTATAAACAACGTTATCCGGTGCACACAATCTATCAGCAAGGTCTGGTGTAATCGTTGATTTAATAACAATTGTACCAGTTACCATACTAAGATTCTGCATGACCTTTTCTATGATGCCAGCATCGATAGCACCATCAGCGCCCATAGGAGTTGGGACACATACGAATGTAAGATCAGGAAAGAATCCCTGTAAATCATCGACAAAAGTATTATGTTTTGGATCGATAATTTTAATTTCGTTATTATTATTTTTAAAACCAAATTCTACGGCTTTACCTACAAATCCATATCCAACAATACCGATTCTTAGACCTTTACTCTTTTTTCTCATTTTCAATTAATTCCCATTCGGTTAATTCTTTAGTTGATTTAACCATGTATTTAGACACGCACGCAATACGTACTTCGTCAGTATTATCATCTCTACTTACTACTACCCAGTCCTTTTTACCAGACGGACTGTGTAACATTTTTCCAGGGACTAATATTTTGTGACCTACAGTAGCCATACTACGACTCCATGTATAGTTTAAGTTCTTTTAATTTTAGTTGGAGAAATTTCTGATCATTGGTTTGCCTATTTAACGGGGAAGGATGTGGAAACATAAAATGTTCCAACCCCATCTTTGTTAGATGATTTGATACTAAGCCTCCCCAGGCTACTAATTTGTTGTGTTCACCTATTTGTGCCTTAAGAAAGGCATGGTCCACTGTTTTCTTATCCCAGTCAGGATCCCAATGTAAGTTGGTGAACGCAAAGTTATTTATAGTTCCCAGCGTTTCTAACCACTTACAAAAGCGTTTATATGACTGTCCTTGAGTCATCATCTTGTTCTTGGGTGGATTCATGCCTATAAATAGTACGTGTTTCATAATGCTATTATATCAAAAGAGGGCAAAAAAGTAAACCCATGATTCGCGATGTAGAGATAATCAAGACGTCAGTAAATGTTGATGGTATAGTAAAAGAATTGACTACAATTATTGAAAAGTATAAACTAGAGGGATATAAACAAATTTCTCTACAAAGTACTATGGAAAACGCTGATCCCCATACTGAATGGGATGTTGGTACAGGTAGTGGATTAAACCTCAAAACAAAAGAACAAAATTTTATATATCCACTTTTCCCAGAGGCAAAGCTAATCAATCATTATATTAATGAATTTGGTATGTTCCGAACAAGAGTTATGAAACTACAATCAAGGAAAGTAATGTCGGTGCACAAGGATAAAACGCCAAGAATTCATATACCTATTTCTACAAATGATGGATGTAGGATGATGGTTGGTAATCAATGTTATACGCTTGAGGCGGGGAAAATGTACTGGACAGACACAAGATTGGAACACACTGCTTTTAACGGGGGTGAATACCCTAGAATTCATATAGTAGGTTGCGTTACGGCAGAATAACAATATAAGGTACACCTCTGTAAGGCTGATAATAATTAACCTTCGGTGTTACCTTTTTTAGTTCGTGTACCAAATATTTCGGATCATAAAACGCACGGAAATACTTAACATCCTTATAAGGTGCTTCTTCTTTATCCTCTACTATCATATCATAATCATATGAATACCAAACAGTTTTGGTTTTTGTTGGCCAAGGTACTTTTGTCTTTCCAGCATTCTTAGACTTAAAGTGATCAACGTGACGACGATTATTACCATCAAGAAAAGAAAACATAATCTTTTTAAAATTAAAAGAAAGAAACCATTCTATCGTCTTTTTGGTTTCTTTTAAATCTGTGTGACTGAATACACTGTGTGCATAAATGTAATCTTGATTTTTATCAACATCAGGAAAATTAAATTCTTTTTTACCTGCGTGATTATACATCCAGTTGTAACGATCGTAGTAGTGGGTTTTAACCTCGGGACGTCTCTGGTTCAACTGTTTCAGAGCATTACTATCTAAATCTAATACAGTATACTTACTTGGATCTATATCATGATTTTCAAACAGACCGCCTGGACCGCCACCATAATCAAATATTCTATTCTCTTTATAGTCTGGGAATACATCACGAAAAATTTCTATTCGTGTTCCATTGTGTTGTTCAAGTAAGTGTGTATTATTCATAGTATACTCTGTGGTTTGACTGGGAGAGTTATCCCCCAGTCATAACTTATATATCAGAAACTGAAACGCGCACCGATTTGTGCATCTTTATATTCCAAATCCCCGTCAGTTTGGGTCGCACCGTATACCGATAGACCACTTGTACCAATATCATATTCAGCTTCAACACCAACGCCTTCAAAACTAATTACGTTAGCTGGTGAAATTTCCGAATATGCACGAGGTGAAATAGAGACCGATCCGAAGCTTAGATCTGGCCCAGCTTCCATCGACCAAGTTTCATTTTCAAGACTATATTCAACTTCTGCTGAACCACCAAAATTTAGACCGAGGCCTGCTTCTTCTGCTGAGGCTGCCGTCGCTGAAAGCACCAGAGCAGATACAGTTAGTACTGTAAATTTATTCATTCTTTTTTTTCCTTTTGTTTGAGAAGAATAGTGCCGGATTCTGTTTCCACGCTCCGGCGGGCGCATAGGACCTACGCTGCTAAGCGCATATCCTGAGGTGCAAAGTTATCGTTTGCATTTACTTCATTGATCTATTACGCGATCAACCGTGTAACTCCACTCACCTATTCAATACCTGTCGATCCTAGTTCGCCCCCATCATAAGCACACTAGTCTTGAAGACCCCATTTGATTCGCAACCAAAGTCTATCATACAAGTAATAACTTGTAGTCCAAACAAGATTTATAATGATAACAGGTAATATTGCTGTTGTATAATCTTGTCCAGTAATCAATAACATAATATAAGTTGAAAGTATAACCCAACATCTGTATATAAGTGCTTTGACTAAGGTTCTTTTTTTTGTTGCCTTCAATGATATTCCAATGTGTTTATGGTGGAGGCGACGGGTACTGCCCCCGTGTCCAGTATACCTTTTGGTTTGCTTCACCGTTACAATCTTTATATATCGTTTCTACGTGCTATAAAACCATTTTCATTAGAAATTCTGAAAGTAATTCTATGTAATACCCGCTTTTGTAATATTTCTGTATCATTTTGGTCACGCTTATGCAAAGTCAAGAGCTGATCCATTAATACAATATCACCGGGTTCCCACCAGTGTTGATATATGTATTTGTCCTGAAACAGATGATCATGTATTTCATTATAAAGGCTCTGATCAGGACAAATGAGTTTACATCTATTATTCGTATAAAAATAAAGACCCTTTACGCCTTTTAGGTTCTCTTGGATTAACCACATTTTATACTTATTTGAATTTTGTTTCATACGACGAAGTTGGTCTTCAGGTAAGCCTTCAGCCCAAACTTCAGGTGCATATTCATATTCACAATAGAGATCTTTTATTTCATCTAACATATCCGGATCCAAGTCATTATATGCTAGATTAGTGTTCAGGAATGATGTCGATGTATTTTCACAATGTTCCCATCCTTGTAGTGCAACACCATCAGCGCGATCTGGCCCATTTAAGTTAGCATGCCAATCTAGTTTACCTGTACCAAATATACCAGTAAACTTACCTTTTTTCTTTTTTCCTGTTACTCGTTGTACAGGATAACGCCAAGTATCACCTTTAAACCGATTAGTAGGAACTACTTGATCCCGTGGATATTCTTCAGCATCTATAGTAAATCCAAATTGATTATAGTTAGCAACTCTACCTATATTTTCTATGAAACGTGTATATTCCCATGGATTAGTAGATTGATTTTTAATAACCACAACAAGATGTTTATGTAATGTATCTCTTACAAAATCATAATCACTACTCTTATCAAAGGCTGTAATATCAATATCTGTTATCTCAACAGCCACACCATTTTGTATAGGTTTTATTTGCATATGTTCCTCATTAGATCATCTACGTTACAATAAAGCTCATCAAGGTCACGATTGTTATCGATAACATAATCAGCCATCCAAGGTTCAAGTGTATTACTTGATTTATCTTCAGCTGGTAACCAATCTGAACGATCAACCCAGATAGTAACATCTACAAGACCATTATTGCGAATGGCATGAAACTCACGTTTGTTTCTCAGACCACAGTACATATCAGAGACTTCGAAGATCTCACGACCAATACGGGCAGGATCTGATTCACAATACTTTGAGATAAGATCATACCATTCTGTGCGGTGGTTAGAACGATCGGCAAAGCATTCTTCTACAGTATTATAACCGTACATGCCACGTAGTGCAGGGAACACCGCATTCTCTGCACAGTGCATACTAGACGACTTAAACGTTAAGCCATAGTGGTCACGGAGATACTCTGCTACTGTATCTTTGCCATGCCGACCATATCCAATTATCAATATTTTCATAATAAAACTATTATACCAAATGTTAACCTAGAAGTAAATCCCCTCCGAGTTTTTTTATACCTAGTGCCCAATTCTCTGCAGCATCCTCAACATAATGAATCGATTTACCAGGAAACTCTTCTGTGAAAAATCTTACACCATTACTATCAAAATAACGAATGAAGCATCCTCCTTCTTCAATATTTTTATGAACTTCTGCGTAACCTTCTTTACCGTTTCCGGCCCAGTAAGTAGAAATGTGTGCCATTTTATTCTTCCTCGATTTCTTCTATGAGCTGGTCCCTCATGATAATAGCTTGTCTATCCTTATCGGTACCAATCTTATCGTTGACAAATTTATATGCAAGTGTAAATCTATCACATCCTGCATAGGCTGCGTGCCAGCAATGATAATCTGGTTCATCCTCTCTTCCGAAGTAGTACCATCTACATTGCCAACCTGGTTTATCCTCGATGTGAACAATTTTCTTTTCTTGATTATCCCAGTAACGGAAATATCCGTCACCAGTCTTAGACCAAGTGAAAAGAATCTGGTAGGCATTAGCATTCCAGTTAGTATGCCAACCAACGAAACCACCGGGTGGATAATAGTTGAATAGTGCGCTCGAGTGAACGCCTAAAACTTCTGGGAATTTTTTTCTTACACGGAAAGCAACATCAGCAAACTGATCCGGATTCCTTTGTGCCATCTGACCAACAGGTTGTGAAAAGTGTTGTTCAGGGAATCCAGTGTGCTTACTTCCAAGTGCCATTTGTTTGTGAAGATATTCTTCTGACGTATATAGAATACCATTTTCTCTGGCATCCTTTGGGTCGTACATGTGGAATACAGGATCATCGAATCCCTCAATGGCATAAAAGTCATTTATAAAACCATCAAGCTGTTCAATCAGCTCACTGTTACGAATCTGTACTTCCATCTCGATCTCCATCGTATACTTTATTATATATTCTTTCTATATACTGTTTCATCTCGCCAGAACAATGTAAAAACGATATATTTTCTAGATTTTGATTATAACTATAAAAATCCGTATTATACTTGGCATCCAAATGGCATAGTCTAGATCCATCTAGTTTATTATGTAATAGATAAAAAAATTTATCGTCATCAAATTGCCCAGATCGAAAGGTGGTTAACAAACCTGCATTTTCCTCAATTATGTTTTTCAGAAACCTTTTGGATCTAAGTTTTACATCTATTGCACCCCCAGCAGCTTCTTTAAAGTATAGAACTACACCAGTATTACAGGAACCGGATCGATGCAGATAAACATTTTTTAACTTATTCCCAATTATGGTATTAACAAATATATTACTCCAATCTCTTTCTGGTGAATATTCTTCTATAATATTATCTGCCCATGGCATAATTAAAACATCAGTATCTAAATATAAAACAGCATCATATTTTTTAAAAAATGTTGTAGCTTTAAACTGATCGAAGTTTGATTGGCCAAATACAAAAGGCTCATATTCTTCTTCTTCGTACAGATCAAATCTGTAATCAAATCCCCATCGTTCAGCATATCTTTTACATGTATAAGAACTAAACTTATAAAAGTTACTATAGCTGCTCCTATTTGTTCTATAATCTTCTATCTGTTCTGGCGATGTACCAAAATAGTTATAAGAATGTTCTACGTGGGTTTGCCAGATTAAGACTTTTAAATCATTTAAAGGTTTAAGATCAATATAGCTGTCGGGGTCTGTAAGGATTTCTTTATTACGAATCTGTACTTCCATGAATAAAATCCTCTATCATTGGAAAGATAGCTGTGATCGCCCGGCCGATCTCGCGCGCGAGTTCAATATGTTCTAGTTGTGTACCATGGCCACTACGTAGTTCAACGTAATGAATCCAGGAACGGATAGTACCATTTACATATAGTCGTGAAACAGTGTTACCTTCTGGTAGTACGGCACGTGCCTGTTCTTTTGCTATACCTCTTTCTATTGCCTCAATATATATTCTTTTAGTGTGCTCAATTAAAAATTCTTGTTGTGCATGCCACCAAGCCTGTAAGGCTGTATCAGATGTTTCAATACTATTTTGTCTATTCTTTGGATCTTGCAGACGTGCATCACGTGTTACAAATGAAAGCTCATTAGTAGGATCAGCATAACGTTGGCTGAACTCTTGAAAAGAAAAGCTACGGTGACGCAATAACTGTCGTGCAATATCACGTGTAGTTTCCACCTCAATACATGCACTAGCCATTTCAAACGGTGACCAGTGTTTGTGCTTAATCAAGTAGTTGAGTAGCTTGCCTGCTGTATCACTATTATTCTGATTACCTGGATTGGACACACGTGCTGCGTGTGCAATAAGATCTTGTACGCTTTCAATACCAACAAAGTGATTGGTAGGAGAGCTTGCAGATATCAAACGTGCTTTCATAATTTATCGACCTGTTTTATTAAAATATTCTTTACCAGGAACACGAATGAATGGCTTATTGGTTTCCTGTGGGTTAGGATTAGCAATAGTAATCATTGTTGGCTTACCAGCAAGATGTGCTCGAAGCTGATTCATATGACGTTCAAAGCGGTTTCTGTATTCACGACGTGTAGCCTTTTGTATTGCACGATCGAGTGGCCGTCGTTCACCTTTTGATACCTGATGTGCCCGTGATCTTTTCTTTCCCATAATATTCTCCTATAATTTAAAATCTGCAAAGCGTTCTGCTATCTCACCGTTATCGAACGCTGGGGTGTCTTGTACTAAATCATGATCTTGTGCCTCTGCGTCGAAAAGTCTCATCCTACTTCTATCTATATTTAGAATGAACCTTTTGTGCTTGTTTGGATCATTATATCTATTTTTTAATTGCTTGACCATAATCTGTCCTTGTTGTTCTAGTTCTTCACTAGATACAAGGGCAAACATTAGATCAGCGGTAGCGGGTAATCCAAAAGACTCGGACGTATCTTCAAGCCCAGGATCCGAGTTAGTATAACCTGAACGAGTCGTCTGCGTTGCAGAGAAGATCGGTAAGTCGAACTCGACCGCAAGACCACGTAACTCTTCAGCAATTGCTTTAATGTAAGTGTATGAATTGATAGATCCTCCCATGGCTTTCATACGTGATGATGCACAGATATTTAGATAATCAATAAAGATCATATCTGGTTCAAAGGATTTCTTTAGCTTCAGTTCGTTGAGTAGTGCTCGGAAGTGGTTAGCATTCGCTGCACCTGTTGGATATTCCTTAATAATCAGTTTACCATTTGTCTTTGTCTTTAGACGGTTTACCTTTTCAGTAAGCATACCCTTTGATACATTTTCCATCTGGTCAATAGGGATGTTCAATAGATTAGCGTCGATACGTTCAGCAATACGTTCTTCTGCCATCTCCATGGTAATATAAAGAACATTCTTACCGAGTGATAGTACACTTGCAGCAACGTGACACATAAACAAAGACTTACCAACGCCAGTACCAGCCAGAGCAATGTTGAGTGTCTTATTCGGTACACCATCTTTAGTGATCTCATTGAATAGATGTAGATCGAATGGGATACGTTCTTCTTTGTTGTGATAGAATTCGTAACGTGATTCCACATCTTCAATATAGTCGTGACCAATATTTGTATCAAATGAAACACCAAGTGCCTTTGTAAGGATATCTGGTAGTGCATTCTTTGTTAGTGTGGCATGCTTACCATCAATAATATTGATTGATTCCATGACTGCATTATACAGTGCACGATCCTGACACCATTTCTCTGTCTTGTCATATAGCCATTCATCATCCACTTCTTCTTTCTTAAAGATCTCTGGGATGATTTCTACTGCGTGACGGTATTGTTCTTCGGTTAGATTGGAATCATCAAGTTCAATCTTAAATGATTCTGCAGTTGGCAATCGGTTGTACTTTGCCACATACTTAGCTACTTCTTTGAATAGCTTTTGGTATACACCTTCGAAGTATTCTGGTTTGATGAACGGTAACACTTTGCGCATATACGGTTCGTTGACCAGTAGGTTACGAAGGACAGTTTGTTCTATATTTGCTATCATATCTCTCCGCGTGCTCTCATTTGTTTTCTGATCTCTGTTGCAGAGATTTTATGTACGTCTTCACCAAGATCATGTTGTGTAATAGAGTAACCGACATCACGACCATAAGAAATATCAGTGATGTTTGGTACTACCATTATAATATAATCTTCATCCAAAGTAAACCCCTCGGTAGTTAAAGCTTCGACAATATTGTCCATGACCTTAACTACGTCGAGGGGGTTATTTTCGTCAAGTGGGGTTTTTCTTACGAGGAGAACACACTGCCCAGTAGTGGCATGCGCTCGTTTAAAAAGCTCTGTATGCCCTTGATGCCAGGGTTGAAATCTTCCAAGTAGTTGTGTAGTAGGTTTTGTCCAATCCATTCTATGATCCTTACATCGTACACTTCTGGAGATTGAAATAATTTATTTGTATCCTGGTACCGACCTTCTGTGATCGTATCCATCCATATTATATAGTCAGGCTTGGTAATACGACGAAGTGCTTCAGTTGGACAAACAAAATCTAAAATGCCCCACTGCATACTCATACGTCTTGCCTGACGAGCACGACCCATTTCGCTGAAGTCCCAATCATCATTATATTCACGATAGGTATCAGCATTGTGATGTGGTACTAGAAAGTGGTATGCTAATTGTTTTGCTAACCAGGTCTTACCACTACCCGGCAGACCCATTATCAGAATTTTCATTAGCTTCTTCCGCTAGACCAGGAGCTACAATGTCCTCCATGATACTAACCAAAATGTTTGCAACGGTTTCTTGTAGTGGCATATTCTCATCAATATTATCAGAAGCAATCATAGGATCTGGTGTTGAGATAATATCAAAGTTATATCTCATTAGACCACCTTCATCACTATCTTCATAATCTTCATCAATAGTAATTGATCCAAATTGAAATACAGTTTCAGTGAATTCGCCAGTTAGGATACGAACATGCCATTGATCTTCATCTGCAGGAACTAATTCGTAATCTTTATTCTGTTTCATGACATGTCCTCTTCGACAATCTCGTCCATAGACACAACAGATTGTTCCCCAATCTTATATTGTTTAGCAACAA